AGTTCTAATGGACGATTACGGTAGCAAAACTGCTACTAGTACATTGAATAATAATAGAGTTACAACTAATACTGACCACGGATTTACTGTTGGCAATCCTGTTATATTTAGAGGAACAACTTTTGGAAATCTTGAAGCTGGAAAAATCTACTATGTGCTGACAACTCCTACATCAACTACATTTACACTGACCGACAAGAAAGGTTCAACGACAGAAGTTGATTTAGTTGCCGCAAGTGGTAGTGTTTTAGTAATGCGTTCAGACAGACGAGGAAAAGCTATCATTGACTCTGTCAGTGGTAACTTTATGAACTGTAGTGTTATCTATCCGTTTAGCTCTGCAAGTGCAATTACAGCGGGTAACTGGCACTTATACGATCCGTTGAACTACGGACGTCATTATTTGACCAATCCGTTAGATGTAACTAGTGAAGCAAAAAATAACAAAGAAATTGATGCGTTCCTATGTAACGACCAAGTTCGTTTAAGTAACATGACATTCCAAGGTCATGGCGGGTTTGCTATGGTACTTGACCCAGAAGGTCAAATTAAGACTAAATCACCTTACGGACAAGTTTGTTCTTCATTCAGTCAGTCTATAAACCGCAAACGTTTTGCTGGTGGACAATTTGTTGACGGATTTGCCGGACGCCTGCGTGGTACTATTGTTGCTATTGAATACGATGGAATTGAAAACTACGACCTAGCTCAAGAAATTGGTGGTAGTGGATACTTACCTGCTTCTGGAACTGTTACATATACTAACGTTCCAATGATTGGTTTGACAAGAACTGCAACCAACACTTATGTTGTAACCAATCAAATTAAATTAGATAGCGTAGTAAACCTAGTAGTAGGCGGCGCCATTACATTTAGCGGAACTACGTTTGGTGGTATTACTAGTGGTGTAAGATATTACATCACAAACATCGATGCACCTGGCGGTAATTTAATTACAATTAGTAAAACACAAGGTGGTACTAATGTAACACTTACAACTTCTGCAGGAACTATGACTGCTACTACTGGAGGTACCGGTGCAACAGCAAATATTACTGTTGAAAATGGAGTTGTTACTAACGTAATTTCGAACGTTCCTGGAGAATACTATAAAACAGGTGAATGGCTTACTGCTGATAATACCAACTTAGGTGGTGCTGGAAGTGGATTCTTAATTCCAGTTAATGGCACAAACGGTAAGGGAGAAGTTATTACCGTTCAGGGAGAAGTTAACAGTGGTTTAGATATCCGTCCTCCGCAACCTCCTTGTGCATTCTTTGTAGAAGGCAGTCGTTATCAAATTAACGATGTTATGTATTTTAATGCGGCTACTGCTACAGTTAAATTAAAAATAGACACAGCAACACCATACAATGCTGCTGGTTTCTATAACAACGAAATATGTTCACGCGACGTTGGACTTATACTTGATGCTGTTACTTATGACATGGTATTAGGTTCAAACTATCAAACAATCAAAGCAGGTATTTCGTATCAACGAGCAACCGCAAGCGTTGTTATTACAAATCAAAAGAGTCAAACACTTGCAGGTTTGAACAAGGCTCGAGATTTAGCATTAGACACATTAACTGATGCCAGTGCAGAGTCTGCACTAACAACCAACATGGCAACTATCAATACTATTATTGATCAAGGCATCAGTGCAGCTCCAGCACTAACTTACCCAAGTGCTACTGGTATAACAACAACCGCCGCCGCAAAAGTCCGCGATTACTTAATTGCTAACCGTGCATTCTTACAAGCAGAGATTGTTGCTTATATTGCTGCATCATTTAACTTGAAACAGTACGCAACATATAGTGCTGTTAAATCTTCAAGAGATATCGGATATGTTATTGACGCAATGATATACGACTTGGTATATGGCGGCAATTCAATGACATATGATGCAGCCGAAGCATACTATTCTAAATTATCGTTGACTAGTCAAATCAGCGGTGTTGAAGCATTATGTATTGCCGCAGTTGATCGATTAAATGCTGTTGCAAAACTTGTTGTGCTTGGAACTAGTGTTACACGTTCTGCTGGTAACACAATTAATCAAACAATCAATGCAGCCTATAACATTTTAAACACTGATCCAGAATATACTAAGATTGGAACACTTTGTGATCTAGTTAAAGATTATATTGCAGACGGCGACTTTGATTCAGCACCAACTAGAACAGCACCAGATTTATCTGCACAAAACGCTACACTAGTTGCACAAAAAGCCTTGATAACTTCTGCTACTGAAACAATTAAATCAAGTGTTATTAGCTATCTAAATGATGGCGGTGGTTTGGTCATTAATATTGAAATGGGCGGTAATAAGTCCATGCTGGCCAACGACTTTGCTATGATTAACGACCTTGGTTACGCTATTGTTTGTAAGAACGGTGGTGTTTCAGAACAAGTGTCAACTTTCACATACTACTGTCATACACACTATTGGGCAGCTGACGGTGGACAGATTCGATCTGTAGCTGGTTCTAACGCTCACGGAACATATGGACTTAGAGCTAGTGGATTTGATATAACTGAAAAACCAGACGCCGTAAATCTTGCCTACGATATGGCTCAAGTTGCTCGCGTCTACAAACAAGGTCAATTTGCTAGTGAAATGACTCCAACTGCCAATAAACAGGCATTAAGTGTATATGTCTATGGTTATAGCTATATTCCAAACAACACCAGTGAATTAGAAATTGACCATAGCATGGCTAACCTTGGTATTACACGTTACGAAATTAGTAGCGTTGAACATACTGTTGTTACACTAGGTGGCCAAAACATTCTTAAATTAAATTTAAGTTCAGCTGGAAATAACGGAACAAGTTCAACAGGTCTTGCTACTGCTCTGTATGACGGTCAGATGGTTACTATACGTGTGCTGCAAAATATTAAATTCAATAATATTGCAAACGTAAACCCAACTCGTCCAAGTACAGCGTTACAATACAACGACAACTTAGCAGACATTTATCGTATTCTTGCATATAACTTAAACGATGCTACTGGTGAATTGTTGGCTAGCAACATTAGTATTTTACAATCTGACAGTTCATTTAACTATTATAAATTTACAACCGACCTTACAAACTTAGGCACACTAGACTGGGATGCAGCTCTTGCTGTCACAGGTGTAAGTGGTAACGGATCAACTGTTACAGTAACTTATGCTACCCAAGCCAGCGCACCGTTTGTAGTTGGTGAATTTATTACTGTTGGGGAAGTTATTGATAACAGCGTTTCAACAACAGCCTATAACGGTGCTTATCGCGTAACAGCTTGCTCAACTACACAGGTTCAATTTGCAAGTACCGTAACAGCAACTTATGTTGGTGGCGGTTATGTTGGAACTAAGACACAAGGTTCTCGAGTCGGTGACAACAAGATTGCTGTTCTTGAAATTAGTCAAGCTACTGTAATTAATCAAATCAACAAAGGAACTTATCTTTTTGGCTGGCACGGTCGCACACATCGAGTTGCGAGCTATACAGTACCATTGAAAATTGCTCAAGCAAGTACAGTAGTTAGTTGGACAGCAGGAACAAGAACTTTAGTTGTTGACGCAGTATCAGGGGATATTGAAGTTGGAGATATTCTAGTTGGAACAGGGTTCCCTGTTGCAACTCCTGTTTATGTTGAAAGTATAACTGAACCAGTTCTTCCTGCAACAACTTATACTATTGTTGTAAATTCTGCAACTGGTGTCACAACCCCAAGCGGAACTATTGTTTTTGGTATTGCAAGAAATGGCTACTTAAACATAGATGCTAACTCTATTACAAACATTCTTGGAGACGGTAGTACTATTCCAGCTTTGTCATATGTAAGTAAATCTGTTCCAACTTCTGGATTGAAATATGTTACATACGATGTTGCTTGGACGCCAAGCACTTTACCGATTGTTGATAACTGGTATAACTTATCAGGTCAAACAACAACTAATTACAACTACTGGCATCAAATTTCAAGTGCAGTAAGTAAAACACAAATTTCAGTCAGTGATACTACTGGACTACAAGTTGGCATGTTAGTGACCAGTCTTAGTGCTGGTGCATATATTCCAAGCGGAACTATTATTCAAAGTATTGACAGTACTACAAACTCATTTATTGTAAGTCCTGCATGTTGGGTTCCTGCTGGAGCAACAGTAAGTTCGACCGTAGTTGCAACAGTATCTAGCATCACAATTACCAATGCTGGTAGCGGATATACCAGTGCTCCAACACTTACATTTGTTGGAGGAAGTCCAACAGTTGCGGCTATTGCAACTTGTACAGTAAAAAATGGCGCAATTGAAACAGTAACACTAGTAAGTCCTGGTTATGGCTATCAAAGTCAACCAAGTATTACTGTAAGTTATGGTAGTGCTGTGTTAACACCGGTACTAACATCAAGTCCAACAATTAGTACAACTGCGGCGGCTGGTGTTAATACAAACCAAATTACAGTTGCTTATGAAAGCGATCCTGGAACATACGTAGAACAAGATAGTGCATCGTTTTCAGGTGCTATTGCAAACTCAGTTGGCGGCGTAAGTGCAGGTACTGTACTAAACGTCACTGCTGTTGCATCAGGTACACTTCGCGTAGGTATGACAGTTTATGGAGACGGTGTAACTCCGGGAACATACATTAGTGCATTAGGAACAGGCACCGGTGGAACAGGAACTTATACCGTAAGTACTAGTCAGTTAGTAAGTGCAACATCAACACTAGTTGGTATTGTAAAAATTAGTGGATTTACAAGTAAAACTGGACCTGCTATTGTAATAGGAAGTATCAGCGGAACTACACTAACTGTAGCCAGTGTTTCGTCTGGTACATTAGCAATAGGTCAAAAGATTACTGGAACTGGTATTGCTGCTGACACTTATATTACAGCAGGTGCTGGACTAAGCTGGACTGTTAGTGTAAGCCAAACTATTACTGCGGGGACAACAATAACAGCAGGTTACGCCGTTGTATTAACATTTGCTACACAAACAAGTGCTCCAGCAGACAGTAAATGGTATAGAATTAAAGACAGTAACAATCCATTATACAACGGATTATACTATGCTGTAAAGACAACTACATCAAATATAACACTTGCATATGATTACGATCCTGGAACTTGGAATTCAGGAATTACTATTAGTGCATTTGTATCTAAAACAGGCTCTGGACCTTACTTAGTAACTTATACTATTCCAACACAAACTCAGCTACCTGCTGTAGGATCTGTTTGGGAGGTTACAGGTAATGCTACTGCAACCTATAATAGAACAGTAGTTGTAACTGCTTCAACTGCAACTACTGTAACAGTAAGTTACAATATTGATCCAGGATCATATGGTATTAACACTACAACGATCACTCCTGTTGTAAGCCTGGCTAAACAATTACTAAGTGCTTCAAGCAGTCAATTAGGTTTAACAAAACCATTTAGTACTAGTGCAGCAGCAACACTACGTCTAGGTTATCCATCAGGTACATCTGCACAGATTACAACACGTATTAGTACATGTCGTGCAACAGGACATGATTTCTTAGACATTGGTACAGGTAGTTACTCAACTACTAACTATCCATATCAAATCTATGGTAATCCAACGCAAAGTAAACAACAGGCAAACGAAGTTTACGAGGAAGGTGTAGGTCGTGTATTCTATGTAACATCAGACCAAAACGGTATCTTCCGTGTAGGACGTTTCTTCACAGTTGACCAAGGCACTGGTACAGTTACATTTAGTGCGTCAATTGCGTTGAGTAACCTAGACGGTTTAGGATTTAAGCGCGGTGTTGTTGTAAGTGAATTCTCAACAGATAGTTCAATGACCAACAACGCACCAGAAATTGTTCCTGTACAAAGTGCGGTTCGTGGTTACATTGATAAACGATTAGGATTAGACCACGGCGGCGGACCTGTTGCTTTAAGCAACTTAGTAGGTCCTGGTTATCTAGCTCTTAATGGTGCATTAACCATGAAGGGTAATCTAAACATGGGAACGTTTGCTATTACAAACGTAGCAACTCCGTTGATAACAGATGCTGGAACAAACGCAGCAAACAAAACTTATGTTGATACTGCTGTTGCCAACTATGACGAATTCAAAGAGCTACGCGATGTACAGTGGACAAGTCTAATAGAAGGTAACATTCCAGTCTACGACCAAAGTACAGTATTAAACGTCGTAGGTGGTATTGGAAATGGAACTAACATTACTTTAAACTTTACTTCTCAAGCAACAACACCATTTCCAGTTGGTAGCATTATTGTAGTAAGTGGTATAAGTCCAGGAACATACAATGGAACATACATTGTTACAGGTGCATCAACTAGCTCAGTAAGTTATGCCAGTGTAGTAACAACTCCTTATGTAAGTGGAGGTACAATTACTGCTAACAAGTGGCGTAACATTAATTTACCAGACAATAGTGCAACTAGTGATGTATTGTTAACATACAACGGAACTACTGGTAAGATTACTAGTGCTATCCAAGCAGGCAAGATTGTAAACAGCATGGTAAGTGCTACAGCGGGAATTGTACAAAGTAAATTGTCAATGACTGCAGCAAGTACACGTACAAATGCTACAGGCATTGCACAAGCCGATTTAGGACTTGCATCATTTAAGAATACTGAATTCCAATCAACTAGCGGTTGGATTGAATTAAAAGATTCTGTAAGTGCTTCAACAGGTATTGTTTACAGCAAACTACAGTATGCAAGTCAAGGTACTGTGCTTGGTAGAGCGGCTGGGGCAGGCACTGGAAACATTGGGGAAGTTACATTTGGTTCTGTGGTTGCTTCAGGCGATGGTATTAAGAACGCACCATTTGCATCAAGCGGTGTTATGACAGTCACATATGATGGTTCAAGCACTACTAACAATACATATACTGTTACACCAATTACTACTGTTGGTGGAAGCAACAGTATTGTAAAAACAAACGGCAATGATTTAAACATCAATAGCGGAACTATTAACGCTACTGCATTAAAGATTAATACTACTCAAGTTATTGACACTAACGTTGCAACAAACACCGTTAGATTCTATACACCAGGACAGTATAATTTTGCATCTAGTACAGGTACAACTAGTGGAAATACAACAACATCATTTACTGGAACAGTTGATTTCACAGGCGGAACACTAAAGGCCAACACACTAACAAGTGGTGCGGCTGCTAACCCAGGTACTATAACAGGTAACTGGAGTGTATCAAGTTCAAGTATTATAAATGTAACAAATGGTACACTATACACAACTACATTAAATGCAGGAACCGATACAACTTCAGGTACAATTAACGGATACTGGTCACTAAACGGATCAAGTCGTTTGCAGGCTACCTATGCTGACCTTGCAGAATATTACGAAGGAGATCAGGAATACAGTCCAGGATCTGTACTAGTATTTGGTGGCGAAAAAGAAGTTACAACTACTGATAAAATAAACGATACAAGAGCAGCAGGTATCGTAACAACTAATCCAGCTTACATTATGAACCAAGACCAGAAAGGAATTAAGGTTTGTATTGCACTGGCAGGTAGGGTACCGTGTTGGGTAGTTGGGCGGGTCAAGAAAGGAGACTTGCTGACAACAAGTGCAACACCAGGTTGTGCTGTTAAAGCAAATAATCCTCAGCTAGGATCTATAATTGGTAAGGCACTAGAAGACAAAGACTCAGGTGAGGCTGGTGTAATTCAAGTTGCTGTAGGGAGAGTATAATGGCTAGACTAAACATTAATATTGGAACTACAGCTAACGACAAAACCGGTGATCCGTTACGCACCGCGTTCGATAAAGTAAATCAAAACTTTGTTGAACTGTATGCCCTTGCAAATGCAGACGTACAGATTCCATCACAAACTGGAAACAGTAATAAATTCTTAACAACTAATGGAACAACATTAAGTTGGACTAGCATTTCTCAAGAAGTTGGAACTGCTAATACTGGGTTTGTCGATGATAGAATTTACAATCTTAACGGAGTAATTGTTAGTAACGATGACTTAGTCCATGGCGCAACTGCTAGATTAACAATACCTGAATACGGCGATACTGTTAATCCAATTACGTTATATAATAACTATGGAAATATTTCTATACTAAATGGATCAGGTGGAGTTATTAGCAATACTTGGACATTTGGAACCGATGGTAATACAATTTTACCAGAATCGACTGTACCTGTTACACTAGCAGGTAAAGTTGGAGACAAAGCTGGTACTGTTGCAATCGATGGTAATTACATTTATTATTGTACAACAGATTATGTTGGTGGCGGTGGCGGTGGCGGAACAGTTACTTTGGTGCCAAACGAACTTGGACAAAATGTAAACACACTAACTATTACTAAAGGTGCTCCTCCAAATACAGGTTGGGCAACACCACAAGTTGGATGGACTCTGACGGTAAATTCAACTACCGTTACAATTGAGCAAATTGACGACTTAGGTACTGATATTTCTATTATAGTAAGCGGATTTATAACTCTTCCACCAACTGGCTCTGTGACTTTTGTAGAAGGTGGCGGTGTCCAACCTGATATATGGGTTAAACAAAAATGGGGAGTAGACCCCGTTGTTCCTACTGATATCAGCCAGTTAACAGATACAACAAATTTATTAAATAGCGGAACTAGTAATCAATTAGTAAACAGTACGTATTCAGTAACACTTGATAATAGCGGTAATACAACATTTCCTAGTCAGACTTTTATTAGACAAAACAATAGTTTTACACGATCTGTTACTGTAGAACAATTTAGTACAACACCAAGTGTTATTTGGACTGGGACAGGAACTTATATTACTAGTGCCAAATTAGTTATACAAGTTGAAGGATACGAATTAGGAGACAGCAGTGGCTGGCATACACAAGTATGTGAAGCAATTATTTCTGATAGATACTGGGGAAATCCTGGATCTCTAGAACCTGTCATGTCAGTGTATGGAGTTGTACATACTAGCGTTGCTCCATTAATAACATTGTCTATACAGCGTAATCCTACAACATATCTTATAGAAGTTGTAGCAACTCCAACTGCTACAGCAAACGGAACAATTTATCCCCGAGTTCACTCAGTAGAACTTGGTACAAGAGATTAAGGAGAAATCATGCCTATTCAAACAATTAATTTAGGTAACTATGCAAATGACGGAACAGGTGATGATTTACGCACCGCATTTCAAAAAGTAAATGCTAACTTTGAACTTGTTGGTGGAACTCTAGGAATCATCAACGGAGAAAATGTAGGAACTGGTACAGGAATTTTTAAACGTAGAGACAATGATAATTTAACATTAGAATTTAAATCTTTAACCAGTACTGATGGTAGTATAGAAATTACCAACACTGATAATACTGTAAATTTAAAAGGATTGTCATTAGTTGAGAATGATCCTAGTCCTAGTCTAAGTGCTGATCTACAACTTAACGGACACAATATTATTATCGGAGCGGTAGGTGGTGGTGATGTACAAACC